ATGGCAAGCGCTTGGCGCGCGATATGGGCCGCGTCAAATGGGGCGACGAAGGCTATGCGCGCGAAGAGTTGGTGGCCGAGTTGGGCGCGGCATTCTTGTGTGCGGACCTAGGCATAACGCCAGATACGCGCGACGATCATGCGGCTTATATCGCTTCATGGCTGGCGGTTCTGAAGAATGACAAGCGCTTGATTTTCTCCGCTGCGAGCCAAGCGCAACGCGCTGCCGATTATCTTCACGGGTTGCAGGCGTCGCAACCTTTGGCGATAGCAGCCTGACAATCCGGCAAGATGGCGCCATGCTTTTGTGTGGCGTGCATCTTGCCCGATTGCCACGGTGGCATCGACAACGAGAGGGAAAGACAATGGCTGATATTTCTTGGATGTTCAGCGTGGACTATTACGAACTCGGCTATTGGGCAGAGGATTATGCGCCATCGTTCAGCGGGCCGGATGGCTGGTATATCTATGAGCGCGGGGATCCGATGTTCGGACCGTTTGATAGCAAACAGGCGGCGGCCTTGGAACTGCGCACCATGCTGCGCGACCTGGCGCGTTATGAAGCGGAGGCTGCACAATGACCATACTCAAAACCCTGATTGAGGGCCTGGCCTTTGCGTTTACCTTTTTCGCCCTTATCGGCTTGATGGTGGTGCTATGAGGGCCGCATGATACTGCCCGCGCGTAAACTCATTGCAACCGCGGCCTCGCTGGCAATTCTGTCATGCGGGGCCGCAACCTATTTATGGTGGAACCATGATAACAGCAGAACTCTTGACCGGCCTAGGTTGGACTGCGCCAGCGATGTGGTCGCCCATCCTAGAGGAACACATGTCCCGCGCCGGTATGACAGGGCGCCCTATCCGTGCGGCCATGGCATTAGCCAATTTTGGGCATGAAACTGCGGGCGGGCGGCGGCTGGTGGAAAGCCTAGATTATAGCCCTGACAGGCTTGCAGCGGTGTTTGGTGCACGTGCCACTACGCGGGCGCTTGATGCCTGTCGCCGGGTGTTTCGCAAGGCCGACGAAAAAACCATCGCAAACGAAGTATACGGTGGAGACTGGGGGCGCAAGAACCTCGGAAACAAGCTGCCGGGCGATGGCTGGAATTTTCGCGGGCGGGGGCTCCTCCAGATCACCGGGGTTTGGTCGTATGCCCGAGTTGCTGGCGTGCTCGGGCGCGAGCTCACAGATGAATGGGTGGACAGCATCGGCACGCCGGCGGGGGCTGCTGAGAGCGCGTGCATTTGGTGGTCCCGTATGGGCTTGAACGATTTGGCCGACAAGGGCGACCTGGCCCGCGTGCGCAAGGCCGTGAATGGCGGCTCTGTGGGGCTGGAAGACGTGCAAGCCCGCTATGACCAAGCCCGCGCGCTGCTGATTGGCTAGTGTCTGCATTGCAGATGTTGCGCACAATGCTCACAACGCGCGCAATGTTTACAGGATAATCGGGCCATTTCCTTAGCGTTTGCAACGGCTTACGGGCCTGCGCTTGCCCGTTTCGCGCGCCATTCCCCCCCTTGCATCCCCCCTGTTTTTGCCCGCCAGGGCTTAAATAGGGGGGTTGTATACTTGACGATTGTAAGCACGACGTAGGTCGTGGTGACGTCTAGGACGTCTAGGACGTGATAACGTATATATAAGATATATAAGAGTGCAAGAACCGTGCCAGTCGTGGGCATGCAAAAGGGGCTTCTCGGTATAACCCAAAAAGCCCCCATGCAAGAACCGTGCCAACTAGCTATCGCGCTTGAGTTTTTCGAGCCTCACCCGCGCCGCCTCAGCATAGCTGCTGCCGCTGTCAATCACGCGCTGGTAGCCAGCCATCAAAGCCCCGAGGCTAACAGGCGCCGCCCTATCTGCCCGCTGTGGCCTGGCGCGGTGCTCCCGCTCGGCGATGGCGGCCTTCATCCGGTCCACCATCTCGCGCGTTTTAGCGTCATCGGCTGCCTTTTGTTCTGGAGATAGGTCAGTGAAACTTACCTTTTTGGGAGGCTCTGGGGGCTTCCGCCGCGCGATCCGCTCCATAGCCAGCACCTTGCTAAACAGCCGATTGGCTTCCGGTTGCACCACGGCCAGCACCTCGGATGCACTCGGCCAAAATTTGCTCGCGCGCGCCAGGTCAAGCAAAGCATCCTCGGTAAAAGCCTGCGCCGGCACCCGCGCGCATGCCTTGGATACCGCGGTGGCCCATACAGCCGATTCCCGCGCGCTGGGCGGGTTGGAGAACCCGGCGTGGATAGGTGCCACCCAAGATAGGATGAACGGCCCTGTGGGCGGCTGTAGAGCGCCCCGCGCCTGCTTTGCGGCCCGTTCAGCCTCTGCCACCAAAGACGGCGCCAGCGCGGGCGGTGGGAAGCCCCCGGGGATGCTGTCGGCCTCGCGCCGCTGCTCATCGGCCACGGCCAAGCTGAGAGGCTGCGATAGCTGCGGCATGCGCCGAACTACAATGTCACTCATCGTCCCAACGCTCCATCATTTCGCGCCACGACGCTGCCACCACCACCAAGCCGGCTATCAGCGCGCCAATGCAGCCGGCCATGAAAAGCCCTGCTATTGTCCACATCAGAACAACTCCTCGGCGCTGGATTCAACGATGGGCTGCACGCGGCGGGCCAGGTCTTCGCGGTTGCCCACGGCCAGGTCTTTCGGCGCAAACAGGCCAGACCAGCCATTCTCTATGCTCTGGCGGATGACAGCCGCGGGATCGGCGCCGTTCTCCCAATATGTGATGAGGCGAGAGACCGACAGCTTCTTCGCGTGCAGGGTCCATGCCGCGCCGCTTTTGGCCTTGCGATACATGTCCCACTCAATCCAAGCATCCACGGGGATGCAGGACGGTATCTCAAGCGTTTCAACCGGCTTGGCAGCCTTCTGGACAGCCCGCTTAGGCTTGACCGCGCTGCCGAACAGCTCAGCCGCCAGGCCCTCTTCAACGAGCCGCCTACCGACATATGAGCGGGTGTGCTCGGTGCGCTGGCATATCAGGTCGATCTGTTCCAGCACCTCGCTGGGCACGCGAATAGCTAGGGTTAAACTCGGCATTATGTGTGCTCCTCATACGTTGTGCGCATTGTGCGCTTCGTATGCGTAGGGGGTTTTGGTAGGGGTTGCAATAGGGGATCGTGCGGGGCATTGTGGCTGCGGCAGCGATGTCATTGTGTTCCTTTCCCAAAATCAAACTCAGCCCTGGCCTAACCGCTGGGGCTTTTTTTTGCCCTCGCGCATTTTTCCGCTTGACCCGGTCAAAACCACACGTAAAGTGTGTGTCGCGCCATAACAGGAAAGGGACGCGCGATATGGAAGAAGTATTTTTTGGCAAACACGCGGATTCCGATGACTTCTGGACCGTGTATCTGGATATTGATTACGACTCCGCTCACATCCAGATTGTGATGGAAAACAGGGATGAGGAGCTAATCCGAGATGCCATCTATCTCCCGACTGTGATGCTTCCGGCTTTGGCGACGGCCATTAACAAGTATTTCGCGGGCAGCCGCAAGCTGGTGGAGGTGGTGATATGACAATAGACAGATTGTTATTCCAACAGGAATTGGAAATGGTTGATGGCATTTTCACCGCGGTTTATGAACGTGGTGCGATAGCCGTTATGCGTTGTCTCCATAAGCAGGCAACAAAAATTGCTGAGGCCAAACAAATACCTGTAAGCGATGTCACGTTGTCTGAGGTGATAGCCGGCGTGGCGGCTGATGAGGACGAGGAGACAGTGCAATGAGCGGTTTCAGCGCAGACGAGCGCCGCAGCGCCTGGTGGTCGACCGATAGCCGGCGGGCTGTCAGCGGCAAGGCTTTCGAAGTTGTGGCCGAGAAGATTGGCCGCAGCGAACGCCCCGATCTGAGCGAGGTCGAGGTTGTGCAGATGGGCCTTCGCATGGAGAGCACCATCGCAGCCTTCGCATCTGAGGAACTCGGCCAACTGAAAGCCTTGGGCGATGCCGTGGCTACGCATCCCAAGCACCCGTGGCTGAAATCCCATGGCGATTACATGGCGCAGGACAACAGCTTTTTGGTGGAGTGCAAGAACTACAACGCGCTGCATATCCACCAATACAGCGAACCTGGCGAGCCTGTGCGGGTGCCCGCTGCGGATTGGGCGCAGTGCTGCCATGAGGCGGCGTGCTTTGGCGTAGATACAGTGTATCTCTGCATCCTGTTTGGTGGGCAGCGGTTCCGCACCTTCCGTCTGGATTTCAGCGAGGACGAGAAGGAAGGCCAGATCTCGCAGATGGCTAAGCTGTGGGCGCTGGTAGAGGCTGGCACGCTGCCGGATCCTGAGACCGTCAGCCAGTGCAAAGCGGCCTACCCGGCCAGCACGGAAGGGATTGCCACAGCCTCGCTAGAGCTTGAGCAGGCCGCCAAGCGCCTGGCAGGCATCAAGGCATCCATCAAAGCCTTCGAGGTCGAGGAGGACCGCCTACAGACGGCCTTACAGCGTGCGATGGGCGATGCCGGCGAGATGCAGACGCTGGACGGGCGCACCCTCGCCACATGGAAGAGCGCGAAGGCTTCCAAGCGGTTTTCCGCGGACCTGTTCAAAGCCGCATACCCCGAAATCTACGAGAGTTTCGTAGTTGAGCAGCCCGGCAGCCGCCGGTTTTTACTGAAGGAGAAAGCAGAATGACTATGGATTGGAAGCAGTGGAGAGTGGCCGACACGGACATTCCGAAAAGGGTCAAAACCGTGCTGATGGCGCACGATCCGGCGATCGTCTGGGCAGACGTGCTCAAAATGAGCGAGCGTGATCTGCACAGCCTGCCGCAGATGGGCAAAACCAACCGGGAAAACCTGTTGTTCGTGCTTCGCTCTGGCGTGGCCGGCGAACTGGTCAAGTGCAACAGGACGCTGGGGGAAGTTGTCGGCGATGAGTAACATTGTGCCAATGGCCGACATCCAAAAGATGGCGCAGGTGGCAGCCGACAGCAAAATGTTTGGTTTTAAGAACCAAGCCGAGGCTATGGCTATTATGCTGCTGTGCCAGGCCGAGGATATGCACCCAGCCATCGCCATGCGGGATTATCATGTGATCCAGGGCCGTCCCGCGCTCAAGAGTGATGCCATGCTCGCCCGGTTTCAGACCTCTGGCGGCAAGGTCAACTGGACCAGCTACACCGATGAGGTGGTCACGGGCGTGTTCAGCCATCCGCAAGGCGGTGAGGTGTCCATCACTTGGAACATGGAGATGGCCCACCGGCTGGGCTTCACCAAGAAAGAGAATTGGCGCAACTACCCGAGGGCGATGATGCGAGCCAGGTGCATTTCCGAGGGCATCCGCACGGTATTTCCTGCGTGTGTGGCTGGTGTGTATACGCCTGAGGAAGTGCAGGATTTTGCGCCGACCAAGGGCGCGAAGGTGGTGGACGTAGCGCCCGATCCTCAGCCTGAGCCGCTGCCTGACTATGCCGTCCACCTATTCAAGCCTGACGGCACGATTTACGCTTCGTTTGAAAACGAAGCAGACGCCTACCAGGCTTACTACAAGGTGGTGGACAGCATCGCAGCCAACGCTCGCATCCCCGAGGATGAGAAGTTGGAAAAGCTGCGTGCTTTCAAGACGGCAAACATGGGCTGGATGGAGCCTGAAACCCAAGAGGAACCCGCAGAATGAGCAGCACATACGCGGACAAGCCCGGCAAGGGCGCTATTTTCTCCACCGAGAAGAAAAGCGAGAAAGGCCCTGACTATAAGGGCAACCTTGTGCTGGATCGGGATTATAAGGCCGGCGAACAGGTCAAGCTGGCGGGATGGCAGAAAACCAGCCGCCGCGGGCCGATGGTCAGTCTCAGCATTGATAGCTGGAAGCCCGATCCAGATTGGAAGCCCGATCCTGACAAGGCGAAGGAGCGGGAGAACACTTATCGGCCAGGCGGCAGCACCCGCTTTGACGACGACGTGCCCTTCTGATGGGCAAGGCGCAGCGAACCAAGGGCGCAACCTTTGAGCGGGACGTAGTGAACGCCTTAAAGGACGCCGGCATAGACGCTGCGCGCAATCTGGACCAAACGCGCGATGGCGGTGGAGACATCGACATTGGCGCGTACATGATCGAGTGCAAGCGCCGGGCCAGCATCGCCGTGTATGACTGGCTTGACCAATGCACACGCGCCGCCAGGCCGGGACAGATACCGGTTGTGGTGGCAAGGGGCGACAGACGGGAAGCCGTTGTCAT